TTGTCATTGATATCAGACGGAATGCTAGGAATAACGAGCACAGGCAGTGGAACATTTACCACGATTACTACAACAGATGATTCTTCTATTAATGGAGTGTCCGTAGGTAAAGGTGGGGGAAATATGGGTTCAAATACATCAATTGGTAATGGTTCACTTCAACAAAATACAACTGGTGATGGTAATACAGCAAGCGGCTATTTTTCACTTCAATCAAATGTAACTGGTAGTAATAATACAGCAAGCGGTAATGGTTCACTTCGTGAAAATACAACTGGTGATAGTAATACAGCAAGCGGTTATGCGTCACTTCAATATAATACAACTGGTACTGAAAATACAGCAAGCGGTGTTAATTCACTTTATTCAAATACAACTGGTATTCAAAACACAGCAAGCGGTGCATATTCACTTTATTCAAATACAACTGGTGGTTATAACACAGCAAGCGGCTATTCTTCACTTCGCTCAAATACAACTGGTATTCAAAACACAGCAAGCGGTTATCAAGCACTTTATTCAAATACAACTGGTGATAGTAATACAGCAAGCGGTTCTAGTTCACTTCAAAATAATACAACTGGTACTGAAAATACAGCAAGCGGTGTTAATTCACTTCAATATAATACAACTGGTTATCAAAATACAGCACTTGGTTTTCAGGCTGGTAATGTTATTACAGAGGGTGTTAATAATACATGTATAGGATATAACGCACAGCCATCTACGGCTACTGTTGCAAACGAAATAACATTAGGTGATACTAATGTTACCATAGTGAGAAGCTACGGAACATATACAAAACTAAGTGACCGCCGTGATAAAAAAGATGTTGAAAATTTAGAATCCAGTTTAGCATTTGTTGAACAATTAAAACCAGTCAGATTTAATTGGAACATGCGTGATGGAGGGAAAATAGATATTCCCGAAATAGGTTTTATTGCGCAAGATTTACAACAGGTTCAACTTGATACAGGAATTACAGTACCCCATTTGGTATATGATGTAAATCCAGATAAATTAGAAGCTTCTTATGCTACATTGTTACCTTTATTAGTAAAATCTATTCAGGAATTATCTCAAAAAATAACCGATTTAAAAAATAAATAACCGTCGCATATTAACACCTACGGCTTATTATAATAAATAATTAAATGTAAGATATTATTGGATTTACATACATTTTAATTTGCTTCCGATTTCCTTAAAATAGGTTCCATTATAGGGTACATTTTTATTTAACGCTTTTGCCAGCGTTTTGTCACTCATCAAAAGAGTTTTAATACAATCATATTTACACGAGAATTCTCTTATTAAATTGTTTTGTAAATCATATTGACCTACACCATTTTTATATAATAAGGGTAGTCCATTTATGTGTTCTTCGAATTCTTCTCTAAACGTTTCATCACAGTCATCATATATTTTATAATAATAACCTTGTGATAAAGTGAATTTTTTAACAGGTATATCTAATGCCGAAACCGATTCATATCCGTTAAAGTGGGCGGCCGTTTTTCTATCTAAAAAAACATTTACGATTTTCGTCTTTTCCTTGTTTATCTGAGCTATATAACCTATATTTTGGGCTTTGGTTTGTTTTGTTGGAGTAATATTGCGAATAATGTTAGGGTCCAGCTCTCTATCTATTAGAAGCCACCTATACCCGCAATAAATCGTATTTTCTATAACGGCTTTATTAATACTAGGTCTTTTAATGTTGGAATTTTCTTTCATCGCTTCTGAAACAGTTTCATATACTTTGACTAACGTCATAGTTTCGGGATTTATTTTTTGTAGTCTAGGTCCAACAGTGAGCAGCGGTTCGCTAAAACCGGTTACCACTTTGGGCTCGGGGGCATTCCGTTTATTGGAATTCTCGAGAGAATCCACTTTATGAGATAAATTATCCACCGTGTGAGATAAATCTTTCACCGTTTTTATTAATTCATGTATTAACATGTTGTCATTGTTAGTTGATTTCATTTCCAGCATTAATTTTAATTGTTCATTTTCAAGCTCTAATTTGCTGTTGTCATTGTTATTGAAATACTTGATATTATTGTTTATAATATTCAACAAAGTTTGATAAGAGAGATTTTTGCCAATTAAAAATAGTTCTAAATCGGTTTCATGTCCTGGAAGATTTTTTACTTTATTGGGTCTTATTAAATCGTGTTCTTTAATAAATGTTTCAAAATCTTTACTTTTATTAACGGGAAAACAATCTAATAATACGCACTCTTCGTGTTTATTTTTATGTTCTTTATACCTATCTGTAATACCTTTACGACTTTCTCCTACTTTAATAACATATTGTTTATTATCATATGTTTTTACTTTAATAACATAAAAAATGGAGCCAATGGTCCCGTATGTGTTTAATAATATTTTCTCTCTTTCAATTACTTTTTGGTTCACTAATTTGGTTTCATATTCTTGTTTCTTTTTGTCTGCTAATTGAACTAATTGTTGTTTTAGTTCATCACTTTCTTCAAAAAGAATTTCTTGTAAAACATTTTCCAATTTAATAAAATAATCGTGAATTTCGTCTGCCTTTTTTGTTCCTGCCTTTAAACAAAACTTTTTAAAGGTGTTAATATTTAACATAAATATTTCTTTATTCTGACCACCCTTAGTGGTAGTTGTTTGCTTCTGTTGCAACAGAAGCGATTGTGTAAAATCAACATTTAATTTAAATTGTTTTTCTAATAATATTTTTGCGTTTGCTTTGTTGCTAAAACCTAACCATTTCCATATATTATCTAAATCAATTACAAAATCATTTTTATAATCACAATTCAAATAGCAATAAAAACTAGCTATAAACATTTGTTGTTCATACTCGGTGAAGTGATTTTTCACTTTTTCAATCAATTTTGACTGGTAATTACCATTTAATTTGGTAATTGGATTACTTTCGATTAGGTTCACTATGTCTACACTCATTATATATTTATATATGTAGTGTCTTTATATTCGTTTTGCGCTTTAATAATTAAAAAGGGATAATTAATTATTAAAATATGTATAAAATTGTGAGACGATAACCAGTAACAACTCAATTAATTGGAGTATGCGAGCCCACCCATGCCGCTCATGATACGCAAAACGTTGTAGTTTGTGGCATAAACGCGGACCTTAGCTGTTTTTGTTCCTTCAACTGTTGCGTTTGAGAGCACAAGCTGCAGTGTCGCGTTATCAATTCGCGAAAAATTACACGTACCTGAGGGTTGGTGCTCTTCCGGACGTAAGGCAAAAGAGTACACGTTAATACCTTCATCGGGGTTACGTGTGTGGGCCTGGTACGGCTGAACCCAAGAGAAGTAGGAACCTTCACGCTCAGAGAAGCGGTCCTGTCCGTTTAATTGGAGTTTGGCCGTAACAACAGGGTTCAATCCCCAACAATGCATGTCAATAGACGTCTCCGCGAGGACGAATGTACCGGCATCAGAAACACCAGAGTTATCTAACGCGGATCCGCCTTGTCCTTCAAGGGAACGTAAGACCGACGCGGTAAGACCTGTTCCGTTAACTTGAACCGCGGGTCCACCGAGATTGGCTTCATTGTAAGGATTGGAGGGTCCGTGCCAGTATCCAGTGAAACCTTCGCCAGGAATATAGTCCAAAGCGCCGGCATCATTAAAAAGGCCACGCGCATCGATGTAAGCACGAGAATCTGCGGCAATAGATTGGGGACCGCCAAACGCATGAATAGCATTAGGAAGAGCGTCAATCGCATCGGTGTAGTTGAAGGGCTGCGCACCGAGGACCTTGAATAAAAGAGCATCGCATGTCAAAGAGGAACAGTAATCGACGTTCTGGTCAGCCTGGACGACCCAAATGAGTTCCTTGACGGGGTGATTGAAATTCAACTTGATCTTGTTACTGGACGAACCGACGGATTCATCACCCGTGAATTGGAGCTGGGTAATCAAGTACTCGTGAGGGTTCTGTGCCATGCGCCGGCGTTCATCCGTATCGAGGAAAACATAGTCGACGTAAAGAGAAGCGGCAACCAAAGACTGATTGTACGCAATTGTGGCGGGAACGGGGCGACCAACTATATATTGTCCGGAAATACCTGCGTAAGGATTTGTGTTACAGTTTAATGTCGTAACAGCCCATAAACATTCATCAATGGGGCGAATATCGAGGTTAATCTTGACCTCGTGGTACTGAAGAGCAATCAAGGGAAGAGCCAGACCGGGGTTTGTGCAGAACCAAAATTGGAGGGGAACATAGAGGGTTGTTTCGGGGAGGGCGTTACGAGGAGCACAAACTTGGCGAGGAGCCATGGAGTCACAAGGACTTTCAACATCCGAGAAAGAGGGATCTGTGATGAAGGTAAGCTGTGTGGTGTTACCAATCATCTTGAAATAACCTCTGAGCTGTTCAGAAGTCATGGTGAGCTGATTCCAAATGTGCATCCAATCACCATACTGGCGGTCGATACGTTGACCTCCAATCTCGACTTCAACTTGGGCAACCAATTGCTCACCGGGGAAATCTAACCAACGGGCATAAACGCCTGTATTTTGACCGGTAACGTAATTACCGAGACCCATGAGCTGGTTAATCTCAGGGAGGGTCACTTGGAGATATGTGCGGTAGGCAAGATCTCCGTTTCTGCTGATTGTGCATTGGACACGGCGCCCAAAATCAGCCTGTCCGTTGAATGTTTGTTCAATAGACTCAATGGCGAAATTGGTGTATCGTCGATAGGTAACTTTCCAAAATGTAATTTGAGGATTTCCGGTAAGGTATACGTCTTGTGCGCCATAGGCTACTAATTGCATTAATCCACCACCCATTTTATATTATGGCTAAAGAAAAAAATATAAAATGTTTAAATTTAATTAATTAATTAAAATTAAATTTAATAAAAGTTAAAAATTTACTGACATGACTATTTTCATATTATACTCGCTATTTAATATGATATTCATGACAATATAGACTTTATATCCAACTTGCTGTTTAAAAATTTTAACAAATACGAATCTTGTAAAACTTCTTTTTTGTTTTGATGTTTTTTTGTAAAAATATATGAATCATTTTTGTGCTTAATACTCCACCCATCTTCTAGTGCGTTATACAACAAAATCATTTTTTGTAATTTTAATGAATCTATTTTTACATTAGTATTTTCAAGGTGTTTAAATGTTTCTAAATTTATTCGGACGTCCATTAAAATAAATGATAGAAAAACATAATTTTGATTAAACTTGTATTATTAAATTAATCATTTAGATTATTATTAGTTAAACAATTAATTATTATGTTATATACAAAAAGACAACATGTATGGGTTTAAGCCTAAAAAAAATAAAAAAAATAAAATTAACAAACATAAAAACATTACGTTAGATGGTAAACATCAAGAATTTATGCGCGAATTTTCTGCTAACGATACTATTAATATTCCATCGCTTAAAGGTGAAAAAAAAAAGTTGATACACAAATTAAACACCGATAATAATCTTACTATTGAGGAACAGCTTGACATTAAAGATAGAATACAAATTATCAATAATAGTGTATTAGATATTCATTCCAAAAAAAAAGAATATTTTTTAGAAAATTCTAAATATATTTTTAGTTATTTTGAAGACAAACAAAATATATCGTCTAGTGCCGCGACCAATAATGCGAAAAATGATATTGTTAACAGTTTTTTCAATATTAAAGAAACCAATGTAGATGACAAATTGAACAACACTTATGATAACAATATTCAAAAATACTTGAATAATGTAGACGACAAATTTTTTGACCTTAGTTCTTATATTTATCAAACAGACATTTGTAATTATTGTAACAACGGTGAGATGACGCCACTCGAAGACGAGGGGGTTCTTATTTGTAATTCTTGTTCGCGAAGCATTCCTTATTTAATTGAAAATGAGAAACCATCTTACAAAGAACCGCCTAAAGAAATTTGTTTTTATGCTTATAAAAGAATAAATCATTTTAAAGAAATATTGTCGCAATTTCAAGGCAAAGAGACTACTCAAATACCACCTGAAGTTATTGTGAATATAAAGTTACAAATGAAAAAAGAGAGAATCAAGTTGTCTGATATTACCAACCAAAAGACCAAGGAGATATTAAAAAATTTAGGATATAATAAATATTATGAACATATACAATTCATCAAAGAAAAATTGGGTATTAAACCCCAGGTAATGTCGGCTGAATTAGAAGAAACACTTTGTAACCTATTTATAGAACTACAAGCACCATATTCTAAATATTGTCCCGACGACCGCGTCAATTTTCTAAATTACTATTACACGGCTTATAAATTATGCGAACTACTTGGAAAAACACAGTATCTCGAACACTTTCCTATGCTAAAAGACCGTGAAAAAAGAATTGAACAAGACACCATTTGGAAAAAAATATGTGCTGAATTAGATTGGGAGTTTATACCCACTATGTGATAGTAAACACTTACAAAATACTAAATGAAATAGCCTATTTAGTATTTTATATTGTTTTATTTCATGATCTGTATAAAGTATTAAAACCCACCCGGGAATCGCACTAAATTGGCACCTATACCGAATCCAGCACCACTGCGTGTAGCACTTCCCATACTTGGAACATAAGTATCCAAAATGCTAAATGTTGCGGCGGCGGTCAGAGCAAGTAACACAATTTCTTCAATGTTTAAGGAACGTTTAGGTATAGCAAAGGCTGCAATTGCTACCATTAAACCTTCGACAAGATACTTAATAATTCTTTTAAGCAATTCTCCAATGTTAATCAAACTGGTCATTATATTAAATAATAAGAAAATAATATTTTTTTGATAAATATTAATTGCGAATAAAAACTTAAAATCAAATAATTAACTAAATAAAATGACAACTAAAAAAGTCGAAACCCAAACATTTGAGAGAAAAATGGTGAATGGTAAAAATAATCCTAAATATGTAGATTTATTGGAAGAAGATAAACCTATCGCTGGTCAAAAGTTTGCGTGTGTTTCATTTGTTTCGCCTGAAAATATATTAAAACAAAAGGAGATATATTACTTTGAGCAATTTCTGCGGCAATGGGATTTTAATAAATCCATGGAAAAATTTCTACAGTTTTTAAATTTCGTATCCTACAAACACAATTTGGTATTTGATGATATTTCTGCCGACTTTACCGATTTTGTAAAAGAAGAAAAAGAAAATCTTTCTAAAACTAATTTACAGGATGATTATAAAACATATATAGATAATAATGATGAAAAATTGGAGAAGAATTTTAACATTGCGCACAATTTTCAAACGTGCACAAGAGGTCTCAAAATTAGAGGTTCATATCCTTCTATTGAAGAGGCTGAATTGCGCGCAAAAATGTTGAGAGAAGTGGACCCTAATCACGATGTGTTTGTAGGACCTATTGGCATGTGGATGCCGTGGGACCCTGAGGCGTATAAAACGGGTCGGGTAGAATATTTGGAAGAAGAGTTGAACCAATTGATGAGCGAGAAAAACAAGAATGAATCAAATGCGAAAAATGTTTTTGAACAACGGGTAAAAGAGTCTAAACAAAAGGCCATTAGTGAGAATATTAAGCGGGCAGAAAAATCCGGTAATGTGCTTACTCAATCGATTGATGAAGCCGGCAATTTAATAGGTATTAACAATACTACCCAAGAAATGATGTTGAATCAAAAAGATGATATATCAACGGCGGATATTTGTAATGAATTGTTCGAAGGAGAGAATATCGTCGTGAAGAAAAATAAATAATCCCATTTACACCTTTTCACAATTCACAAGTTTACGAAACGCCGATTATTATATAATAAGAGTTTAAATATAAATCTTATTATAATTATTAATGTTTTATATTATACAATTTGATAATATAGAAAGTGAAGAAACAAAACAATTACAATTTGAATTGTGTCAATATCCAAATGGAACTATCTTGTCTTATGCACAACATATCAAAGTACCTATTTTACCAACTGACAAATGGATAGTATGGATAGAGCATGTATATAAATATGAAGAACAATATGAACAATTTTTAAAAATAAAAGGAATTAAAAATTTTAATGCGTTAGATATAGTAAAATCTCCATACGATATTGACTGGTTGTGGAATGACGATTACATTAATAATATATTCGATGATTGTGTTAAAAGTCCCCTAGTTAAATAACACTATAATAATAATCATTTATTATATTTTTATTTTTTACACATCTACTCATTTTAGCAGTAGACATATTTTCGGATTCTGCCGCTTTTGCAATAGTATCCCAGGTTGCCAAAAGTGTGCTTGTTTCGTTTTCTCTCTTGTATACTTTCTTACCAGTTGACGAAATAAGCTTCGGTTTGTATTTTTTAAATATATTTGTATTTATTTCTCTCAAAACATTAGATAAATCAAAAATTGTGTCATTAGGGTTATATCTAATTATTTCATTTCCTAATGACAATATATATTCTTCTCTGATTTTTTCTTTAATCAGGTCTCTATCAGTGTGATTAAATTCATCACATTCAACTACTAATTTATAATCTATAAAATATAAATCTACTCTATATTTTCCAATTGTAAATTGTCTTTTTATATTGAATATATCCTTGAATGAATTTTCAATAAATCCTATTGTTTGATTTTCAATGCACATACATACATTTATTTGTTTTACATTATCATTCACATTTACAATATATCTATTTCTTAAATTATACGAATTTTTTAGTAATTCAAAAGCGTCTTCTGTAAGAAGATAATCAATTTTATTTTGTCCTCCATTTTGTTTTGTAATTTTGGGTTTATTAGTTTCAACAATATAATGAATATTTTCTTTATAATTTTTTTTTAAATGTCTTGTAATTTGACATTTGTGACATGATAAATATACGGTTAATTCTTCTACATTATGGGTATATAAACTCATTGGAATGTTATAAATTATTTATTTATTTATAAACATAATCAATTTTTTAATCAAAAACTTGGGTATGTTATAACAAAGACGTGATTTTTACCATTTTGTTTTCTTTACACTAATTTTGGGTCCTCCGCCTCGTTTTTTAAGAGCATTAGGGTCATATTTTTCATCTTCGTCGTCTGAATTGATGCCTTTTGACATTTCCCAGAACTCTTTAGAGCCTAATCTGAAGTCATTGTGGTTTTCTGCCTTGTACCAGAACACTTGGTCTTGTAATTTGTTTGATTTTGAGTTGTTATTTATGACCAAACACTCATAATTTTCGGTACATTGGTCCATGACCTGACAAAAGGACTCAAATGTGGGGAACATTCCGGCATAATTTTCGTATATTCTTTTGCGATTCGCGATATAGTTCTCTCTTAGTATAAAAACATAATCAACATTAGTCCTTAACATGGGAGGAATGCCTAAAGGATATTGCATTGTGATGACTAGCATGACCTTCCAATGACGCCCGTTGAGAAATAAAAGTCGCATAATCTTATCACGTGTCCATGCGCCGTCGAACAAACAATCATCTAATATAACAAAGGCTCGTCCGTCAATTGTGGAGCGTTTGTATGATTCCATTTCCTTTTTAATCTGCTTCAAAACGGTACGCTGTCGCTTCAATACGTTTTCAATAATAGCCGTATTATATTCATTATGTATAAATAATTTAGGCACCATTTTTGTGTAAAATCCGTTACCCTCTTCGGTGCCAGATATAACGGTTCCAATGGGTATGTCTTGATGATGATAAAGTAAGTCTCGTACCAAATAACTTTTACCGGTATCACGTTTGCCGATTAACACTACCACGGGACCTTTATTTTCATTTGGTTTAAAACTAATATTTTTCATATCAAATTTTTTTAATTCTAATGTCATTAATAGTAATCTTTAAGAAATTAAATCTGCTTTTTTTACTAAATGGAATATGACATTTTATTTAGTGTAATAGAATAAAATATGATAAAATATGATAAATAGGATAAATAGAATAAATATATTATAAGTTAAAAACACAGTTAATTTATATATTATTTAGCTATGATGATTCAGACTAATTACCAAAAGAGAAAAAATGCGGAACTCTTTAAATGTTTTGAGAACACCTCAGGCCTGCATCTTACCCAACCACAAAATTATAATCCTATTTATAAACGGATTTTCAGCCTAAACGACACAAATTACAATAATATAAATCTTGATAATAAATATTATATAACCAGGGTTTGTTATGATGAAACGAATGAAAACGAACGAGCACATACTTGTCGCGTAAAAAATATCATAAACCAAAAATCAAAAGATTGTGACGTTTTTTTCAAAATGGCTCCACTATTAGACCCATACAAGTATTTAATAGGTAAATATGATGTTACCAATAATAATCTATTTAATTTACCCAATATTTCATCTACAGTTCATTCCAAGATTGAAAATCACAATAATTCCGCGTATGTTGATGGGTTTTTTGTATATTTAACAAGTAAATTACTGCATGAACACCATTTTACACACGGTCTTGATTTTTATGGGTCTTTCTTAGCCATTAAACATAATTTTAAACTCAATGTATTTGATGATATTGAACATCTTAATAATTCTGATTTTTTTAATAAACATAAAAGTATATTGTTTGATATTGATGACTATGACCATTTGTTTAAAAATAATAAACGGCAAATTCCCATAAATATAGATCGAAGTTCTACGTTAAAATCTCAAATATCCATAAGTTCAATACCAGAAGAGTTATTTGATACTGTGTTTGTAAATGGTTCTTCCAAACAGATATCTAATATTGATTTAATTGAAGTCACACAACTTACCAATGAGATTAATGACGACATTGTCACTATAATATCTAGTTCGACATGTTCATCACGAACATCTAATACGTCAGATGAAGATAATAATTCTGATTACGATGGAGAAGAAGAATTTGAGATAGATCAAGACAAAGAAGACGAAGAAGACGAAGAAGACGAAGAAGACGAAGAAGACGAAGACGAAGAAGAAACCTTAGAACTAACACTTAAACATTTTCCCGTTAAAGTTATTTGTATGGAGTACTGTGAAAATACTTTTGATGATTTAATATTGACAAATGATTTGACAAATGATGAATGGTATTCCGCATTGATGCAAGTTATCATGATTTTAATTACCTATCAAAAAACCTTTTCATTTACGCATAATGACCTTCACACAAACAATGTAATGTATAATCATACAAATCAAAAATTTATATGGTATCGATATAAAAAAATAATATATAAAGTTCCCACCTTTGGCAGAATATTCAAAATTATTGATTTTGGCAGAAGTATTTATAAATGTAATGATTTGTTGTTTTGTAGTGATAGTTTTCAAACAGGCGAAGATGCCGCAACGCAATATAATACGGAACCTTTTTTCAATGAAAAAAAGCCGCGATTGGACCCAAATTTTAGTTTTGATTTATGTAGACTGGCATGTTCTATTTTCGACTATGTAATAGACGACTTAGATGAAGTTGCGGATATTCAGAAATGTGATCCTATTAAACGACTAATAACAGAATGGTGTCTAGACGACAAAGGTATCAATCTATTATATAAACAGAATGGCGACGATAGGTATCCCGATTTTAAATTATATAAAATGATTGCTAGACACGCACACAAACACACACCACAAGCACAGCTAGAACGACCTGAATTTAAATCTTTTGCTATATTTAAAGGGGAGGTGTCAAAAGAAATAATAGATATTGATAGTATGCCAATTATGTATAAAATATAATTATTGTTTTATCTATATAATAATTATATTTAGTATAAGTAATATAATTATGAATACCAAATATGGAGTAATTATGACAAGACATGTTACTTCCCACGAAACAAATCATTACTGGAACTATTCAATTAAATGCTTACACCGCATATATCCACACATGAAAATTGTTATTATTGATGATAACAGTAATTATCAATTTGTGAAATCTTATCATCCATATCAACATGTAGAAATTATACAATCGGAATTCAAGGGTCGTGGAGAATTGCTACCCTATATTTATTATATTAAACAATCCTTTTTTGAAAATGCGCTGATCATACATGATAGTGTGTTTATTCATAGCCGAATTAATTTTGATAAACTTATTCGTGAGCAAACACAAGTAAGGCCACTATGGTTTTTTTATCCTGATAAGGAAGACCTTGAAAACCGATTAAGAATTGCTTCAAAATTAAAAAACGCATATGGCATAATGAATCAATTAAATTTAAATGATAATGTGCTTGGTATGCCGCACCTAAAATGGTATGGATGTTTTGGGGTTCAATGTTTTATTAACCGTGAGTTTTTATTACACATACAAAATAAATATAATATTACGAATTTGGTTGATTCAGTTTATACTCGAAAAGACCGTCAATGTTTAGAACGTATTTTTGGATGTTTATTTTTCACTGAATCGAAAACAAGTGAACGAAAATCATTACTGGGAGATATAATGAAATATCAAAAATATGGATATACCTACAAACAATATGTCGCTGATATAAAAAAAGGAAGACTACCCAAGACCATTGTAAAAGTCTGGACAGGGCGATAATTACACGCTATTCACAGTTTATTTTTATTATACAATAATGACTGTTTTATTGCATAATACACATCTCAAAATTCAGGATTATCCATAAAAATCTGCGTAACTTGTCCTACACTTCCTCCCGATTGAGTAAATGGTTTTATTTGTTCTAATAAATAATAGCCACAAATCACGCACACATAAACTAAAAGCGAATCTCGAAGCATTAATTTCAGAGGCTTAGGTTCGTCCTCAGAAAAACGCATTTCCACAAATTTCGCAATAAAAAATACTACCGAAATAACCCCCGCTAATAAAAAAATATTATCCATCTAAATTAATTTATTATATTGTTATTACGTTTTTTACGCGCATTAGTCTAATACTTCAATGTCATCAAGCAATAAATCCGGAAGCAGTTGTAATTTGGGTTCATCAATTACGTGAATGTCCATAGCATCTAAATTGACAAAATCGTCGTAAATTTTAATTTTATCGCCATCACTTTCCTCCGCTTCATCTATTTTTCGTTGTTTCGCACGTAATTCACTAATTTCTTCCAATCTTTCGATTGTCTTGGGCGCATCAACCGACATTATTTGATTGTCATAATCTTTAATATAATCCATATCATCAAAACTTATTTGAGAATTTGTACTAGCCATTATAGGATTAACATCAGCTACTATAATGTTATTAGACGGAGCTATAGGATTTGTATTCGCATTCACATTTGTATTCGCATTTGTATTCGCATTTGTATTCGCATTAGCCACTGTATTCGCTTTAACCGCCGTATCTTCTACAATTTGTTCCTTTATTTCCTCGACCACATCTTCTTCAACAGTCTGCTCCATATATTGCTTTAATATGGCTTCAACTGGAATGCTATCACGGATTGTATTCAATATACCTTCCTGAATTAATATTTCAAGTTCTCTATTGTGTTTTTGTATTTGTAAAGGTAACACGTCTTGTTCGAACAAATATACATTTCTATATATTTTACGTGCAACATTAATATACACTTTATGAATAAAATCGTCCAGTTTAGGAATGTTTATGTCGATTTTTTTTTGTTTTTGACCAACTCGCATAGCAGTCAGAATTTTTAGTTGAATAATATGTACACAGGTAATCAGATCTTCTAAATATACGCACCCACTCTTATCACATATACGTTTTCTCTCCGCTTCTATTATTGAAGGATTCCATTTGGGTATTCTTGAAATAAAATTTTGAAACGTCATTAAATATTTGTCCATTTCATCGTTTGTTTTACATAAATTAATGGCTTCATCTAAAATAGATTTATAACCGTCCACAATGAGGGGTGTCAATAATGTAATAAGTCTCGCACACCATTCATTTTTTGATTCATGTAAGGAACCAACATTAAAATCGTCCATTGAAATATATTGGTTTTAAATATTACAACTTTAAACTTATATACTTTATCTACACTATTGAGAATTTATTATATAACCGTTAACATTTTGGACACTGAATTATTGTCTACAACGTAAGTATTATTTAAAAACACCAAATTTAAAATAAATAAAATCAACAATTTTTCATTTCTAAATTCATATTTTATTCTATCAAATAGTAACAACAATTTATATTTTTGACTTGTGCTCATTAAAGATTCAATGAATTTAGCCGTTTCGCACACATGTATCACATCTAACCCGCTATATCCCTTTTCATATAGTTTTGTTGACATCTGCACAAGCTCATCTAAATGAATATTTTTATGTATACACTTGTTTAATTCTTTTTTTAACCAATTAGACCTAAGTTTTGTATCACATGTTAAATCAAAATGAGTAGATAAATTGTGTTTATAAATGTTTGTCGAAGTATCGTTGATAATAGGTAGTGGTACATAAATCTCACAGAATCGTGATAAAATGGGTTTTAATAATTTATACTTGTTTTCAACCACCATGAAAAATCGTGTATTGTGACTAAATAATTCAATACATCTACGTAACGCAGATTGCGCATCCATAGTTAATTTGTCCGCATTTAATAAAATTATACTTTTAAATATATTTCCACCTTCCGAGTGTATATGGGTTTTCGCAAAAAATTTTAATTCGTCTCTCACAAACTTTATACCTTTCCCGTGCGCGCAATTAATGGACATGACAAACGATTTTATTATTTTACGATTACCATTGTAAATCGAGTGAATAAAATCATTTACAATCGTTCTTTTACCACCACCCGATGGTCCATGAAATATAATATTTGGTATTTTATATATTGATTTAAAATATTGTAATCTGTCTTTTATATTTTCATGTATGTGTAACATTGTTGTAATATTAATTATAGTTTTTATATAGTTATTATTACGCAACTAATTTATTTTTTACAATATACAATTTTTTCAAATATATAATAATTTATACCGATGTGGTTAAACTATGCGTATAAGGGTTGTTTTTAAATGCGGTTAAAATGTCTGGTTGATTACGTTCGCAATTTATACTTTGGTCATATTGTTGAGGAAAATTCATGCTTCCATATGTTTTTGTAGACGGAGGCAAGGCCGATAATTTTGAAAAAGCCGGATTTGTTCGACCTGCGAATCGGTCACAGTCATCTTTACAGTCAACATTCATTTGTTGATTAAACATTTGTGTTCCACCTTGATTAGGTCTATTATTTATAGTTGCCGATTTAATGTCGTTATTATGTTGTTTATAAGCCGCCGCATAGCTCATGTCTCCATATTGGGTCGCCGCACCACCCGATGTTCCTACATAGTTCACACTCGTCGAATCACGTTGAGTTAAATCCGCTGGTGTATAATTATTTACATAAATCCCCTCTCTTTGATTGTTAATATGAAAATTAGGTGAGTATAAAGTCGTTTCTTTAACCGTCGTGGATGTTGTATCATTTGGATTATTTACATACCCACTAGACACAGCTGAACTCATGTCCCCATAAATGCGAACATTGTAAGTCGCTTCTTCTTTACGTGTAGGTTTTAATAAATCCATAAGTGGCGCAATAACGGCACCAATAGCACCGCTAAATCCGCTTCGCATTCGGTCCGGTTGTGCTAAGGTAGAACGATTATTTTCGTAATTTGTATGACTTTTCATAAATTTATTTTTATCATCGGCTGGTCCTCTACCCCCAGCACTTGAATGATTTACATCACATGTTGGTAGGCTTGTACGCCGCGAGTGTTCAAAATTTGTAGGCGCATAAGATGCTTGTAAGTCTCCGTTACCCGCAGGACCCGAATAATCGGTTTCCACATTAGGTCGTCTTAAAATTCCCATTTCTTGTATAGGTCGTAGTGTTTCACCTTTTGCGGCACCCGTTGTAGTAAGCCACCTATCTTGGGAATTTATAAAATACGTATCGGGTCGCTGTTTTTCTACCAGCCCTTGCGTTTGCGTGCTGGCAGCATTTTTAATATATGAGTTTGCGGGACCTTCGTGATTTGTCAACTCATATTCAAGTTTAGGGTTTGTTTCTACACGAAGTTGGTCTACGGTATAAGGCAACCATTTGTCGCGGGCTTCCATACCCGAATTAAAACCCCCGGTGCCTTCGGTGGTATATCCCTGATTTAATCCCGGACCCACGCGAACCGTATCAAATGGTTTTACATTGTTATTTCGCATTGCTGGATTTTGTCTCGAAAGATAAAATGCGGTATTATTAGGCGTTCCGTAAGCCCATGATACATTGTCTTCTGGTTTGAACAATGGTGCTTGTTCGATTTTTTTAATTACTTGTGACCCCGAACCTATCATATTATCTAATTGTGATTCTGCCATATTCGCAGTGTAGGTATTTCCTTTTACTTTTCCTCCATTAAAAGGAACCATATTATTATGTTTGAATTGTTTAGAATCCAAATAATTGCCAGTCATGGAATAAATTTGTTGCGGATTGTTACCAACGGTGGAACCCTTTCTGACTTGGGTTTCGTACACATTTTGATTGAAATACTTATCTGTTGCAACATTTGGATTTTGATATTCTTGAATGGTATCGGATAATTGATCCAAATTTGTTACGGGAAAATTATCCGGAGGAATGTTTGTATTGGGTAAATAATTGTCCGTGCTTACGCCTAAATTGCTTCTTATTCCCATGTTTGTAAAATTTTCAGAACCGGTTCGACTACTATTATTTTGTGATTTTTTTGAATGAGTAGTGGATGATGATTGATTAGATATAACATACATTCCACCTAATGCTAGTAAAGGTATCGCCAATTCCATAATATATATAAATTATTATATTTATTATTTACAACGTTTTGAAAATAATAAATCTTATTTTTTTACAAATTCACAAGAATTTGTGGCACTACATGTATTTGGACCGCCCACAAAATTACCTTTAATTAAATGAAAAGACGATGGTAGCTGGTCATCGGTTTGGTTATTTACATTGTTCATAAAACAGTCTCGTTTAGGCGTAAAATAATCTTTTTCCAAAATTCGGGTGCTTAAATTATTCTGAAAAGGAATACACGTGTTTTCTTGGGGATTTAAAGGTGGATAATACCAGTCGGTTTGCTCCACATCTCTAACCATCCATGCTGGCGTAATCGCGCGCGACTCTTCGGTAAACAAGTTATTACAGCTGGGATATTCAATTTTGTCATTAGGAACATTATAGGATTTATAGTTATCCTTTACTAAACAATCTCTACTAACTTGTCTATTTACTCCCATTAAATCGCTTTCTAAATTAATGGTATTTGTTCGCAGATTTCCACCCCATTTTTGTATTCTAATGTGAGGGTCCTCCATATAACATGGGTTTGAACCATTTCCAGGTACATTCAATATCCATCTGCCGGGATCCGTCGCTTGTTGTTGGTGTTTTATTGTTCGACATGGATCATAATAAAATCTTGTGCAAGCCATATTATAATTATTATATATATATAAATATATTATTTCAAATTATTTTCAAATTCATTTGCCATACATACATTTTTGAGCGTAAGTTATTATATTAAATAAAATTATTTATATTTAAATAAATATTTATAAATTAAATCAAAATGGTTGAACTCACTATTACGGAAATTTCGAAAACGCTATGTTTAAACATGATTGTTAAAAATGAGAGTAAAATTATTAAACGATTATTTGATTCCGTTTTGCCGATAATTGATTCATATTGTATTTGTGACACTGGATCCACTGATGACACGGTTGAACTGATAAAAACATATTTTAATGAAAATAATATACCTGGAAAAATAGTGTTTGAGCCCTTTAAAAATTTTTGTCATAATCGCAATTTTGCACTACAAGCTGCGATAGGAATGTCTGACTATTTATTATTTATGGATGCGGATATGATATTGGAAATTACTCAATTTGATAAACAAATATTGGGTAAAACAGATTCATATCATTTATTACAAGGAAATGATTCGTTTTACTATCAAAATGTTCGAATTGTAAAAAACAACGGATTATATAGTTATGCAGGTGTAACACACGAATATATTAATACTCCTTCAGGTAGCACATTAATGAGTATTCCCAAAAACACGTTATTTATAAGAGATATTGGAGACGGGGGTGCTAAATCAGATAAATTTGAAAGAGATATTCGTTTACTCACCGAAGGTATTAAAGATGAGCCCAATAATGTCCGATATTATTTTTATTTGGCAAACAGTTATTATGACCACGGTGATCATGCGCTAGCAATTGATATTTATAAAAAACGCATAGAAATGGGTGGTTGGAATCAGGAGGTATGGTATAGCTATTACAGGATTGGATTGTGTCATAAGCAACTTGGTAATATGCCTGCGGCGATTTACGCCTGGATGTCTGGATATGACTACTTGCCAGACCGGTTGGAAGGACTTTATGAAATTATCCAGCATTATCGTATTGAATCTAAACATAAGTTGTGTTATCACTTTTACCAACTTGCGCTAAATATATTAAAACTAAACAATAACATAGATGGGTATTTGTTTCTACATAAAGATGCGTATTCCTTTCAAATAACTTATGAATTTACCATTTTTGCGTTATATGTAGGCATTAAAAACATAAACAATGAAATCGTAACTGTATTAAATAATTGTAATCAAAATCATATTAGTATGAATTTATTTAGTAACATGAAGTGGTATAAAGATATTTTAGTACCCATTAAAACCATAAATCTTGATAGCAAAATAAATATCGTCATAAACAATGAAAATATTGACTTCTTATCTAGCTCATCTTGTTTGATCAAAAATCCCAGTAAACCTGGATATATTATGAATATTCGATATGTAAATTATTATATTACGCCCGGAGGTAGTTATATAAATTGTGATAAACATATTATTA